CCACCGGCTTGAAGAACGCGCTGGGCGAATTGCATGAACAGGTTCCCCGAAGACGTTCCAACTGTGAGAGTGCCTTGAACCAGCGCCACCAACTGCGTGACAGAGCCAATACCGCCCACACTGGAGATTCCTCCGATGTCGGTAACATGCACGCGCTCAATAGCCGCATAGGTATTGGTGGAGGCGTTAATAGCCGTACCGTTGGCAGTCCAGGAAATTGTAGATCCCGTAGGTGCTTGGAAGGCGAGGGCCAGGTCCGCAGTATCCAGGGCAGAGAAGATGATGTAGGCGCTAAAGAGGTAAACCCCGCCTGCGATTACGGGCAGAGACAACCCGGTTGCATCAACAAGAGTGGTGGAGTTTGTAACCGACTGCGTATCGGGCTTAACGACAGTGGTGACTTCCGGGGGGACCGCCACAATTGCGCCGTCCACAATTCGCCACATCACGCCTTCGACAAGCTGAACCTGCGGGAACGAAAGGAACTTTGTGTTAGCCGACAAGCTCAATGCGGCGGAATCTACGGGGGCACGAACACCCGTTGCAACGACAGAGCCGATCACGGGTGCAACCGCGTATCCGTCCCCGTCAACCTGAAGGGCGGGTCCGGTAATTCCATCAACGTGAACTTCAGCGTAAGTGTTATCGCTCCGGATGTGGACGCCGCCGCCTGAACCGATGTCACGGCAGATAAGCTTGATGCCCCAGCCAGGCCGGTGCGTATCCAGGGCCTTGTCCCCGCAGAAGAACGTCAGAGGCGCAACAACGATGTTTTCCGGCTCGCCGCAATACGCAAGAACGGTTCCCGTTCCCGAAGGACCGGTGAGCGTAGTAAATGCGTGGCGGCATCGGGAAATAACCCCGCCGACATAACCGTCTCGGCAAGAACCCGTGACCGCGACGCCATAGCCGTAGAAGCCGTTGTTTGGATCGTTACGGAATTCCTTGATCGTAGCTTCGACGCTAAAGCCCACGACATGAGCCATCGCTACGCCGTAACCGCCGCCGTTAGTCAGGGTCAGCGTCTTAGCGATTCGCACGCCCAAGCACCAGCGGAACGAAAGCATCGCCGCGCTACCGTTTTGGTCCGAGAAACGAATCTCGCCGTCCCCGTTAAACGAGATAGACGGGGCCATGTTGATCTTGCGAATTGTTGCGCCATTTGCAACCGTCATCGTCCGGGGTACGGCAGTGTCAAGGCCAATCTGCCCCAACCCCACCGAACGAACCTGACGCATGTAGCCAATTTTGTCCGTGATACCCGTGCCGGGGATGGTGTCCTCTGACGCAATCCAGACCCAGTCAAGCGGCTGGATAGTGGACGTGGTGGACACAGTTGCTACCCGCTGACCCGCAGCCAGATCCACCGTCAGAGGCGCGGCATTACCGGAGGTGTACGTTCCCCAGCGCCGGAAAGCGTTCACATCGGCAGTCTGCGTTAGCACCCCATCCACGGTTACGCGGCGCACCTCGGGGGGGAGTTCGGTGAGCGAGCCGTAACTCAGATTAACTTCATGGGGGATTCGGATAGCTCCCCGACCCGCAGCTACGATCTTTGCAATGGCGGTAGGCATATCCGCTGCGGTGTAAACATTCTGGACTTCCCAGGTGGACTCTTTGACCCGGGCATCCACCTCGGTTACAATCGCCGTATCAATTTCGGCTTCAGAGAGGCGTCCTTCAATTGCTGCGGTCGCGGCCTCCACCTCAGCGTTTACGGAAGAAATGGCCGTTCGAAGTTTATCTCCGTAGGGCTTTTCGCCGTCGATAGGCAAATTGAGGGTAGCCATTAATCTCCTAAGTCTCTATTCAAGTTTATCAGTCTTCGATTACAATGTACTCCACAACGCTTGCAACACCAACGCCCACGCTCAATCTGAAACCCGCAGGCGTTTGCTGGGTCACCGCGGGCAATTGAACCCCCACTCCAGAAATCAATCGCGTGTAGACCTTGTAATTGCTGTTCGGCATGTTCCGGGTTAGGGGGATATCTACAGACGTAGAAACCGCACTAAATGCCTGCTGCCCCCGCGCTACAATTTTGGCTCTGGCCTTAAGCTCGGGCATTATGCGAATCCCAACGTCACAAAAGCAGGGGAGGGCAATGCGCCCGAACCGTCCCATGCGGTACTCGCGGCAATGCTAATAGCCGTTGCGAAGCCGTGAGAAATGGACCAATAACCGTCCAGCGTAGACCCGGCGGGAACTGCGAACGTCATCTTCGGTACTGTCGTCCCGGGTGTCACGTTTGCAACCAGAGCGTCGTAGAAGTGGGCAAAGACTGTGACGTTCGTGGGGTTGTGGATTGCGTACTGGTAAACGCGCCCCGAAGCGGTCTTCACGGCCACAGGTGTCGGGGACAGGTTACCGTTTCGGAAAGAGGTGAGCGCCGCCGAAGTTGCCGAAGCGCCCGGGGTTGTCTGCATCGTCCACGTCCCGGACTGAGAGACAGGAATAGGCGTATTCGCAACGTTTACGCTTCCGTCGATGGTGACGGGTCCTGAGCCATCGGTGATCGTAACCGGGCCAGAAAGCGCCACCGTAGGGGTACCGGTGATACCGACGTTCCACGCACCCGACTGCTTGGCGTTCACTTCGCCGTCCACCGTCAGCGAACCACCGTTGTCCGTGATCGGGATTGTGCCCGAGATACCCACGGTTCCGTCGATGGTCAGCGAGCCGCCGTTATCGGTGATCGGCTGGGGTGCCTGGACCGCTGTGAGCAAGTTCCCGAGCGCGGTGAGGATCTGATCCTGCTTCGCACTTGTCGCACTGCCCGGGAGCGCCACAGTAAACGTCCCGGAGGGAGTCACCGCGATAGACGCATTCGAAAGCTCCACAGAGCCCGTCACGGCCACGCTGGAGCCCTCAGAAAGGGATACCTGACCCAAGACATCAAGTGGACCCGTAAGGGCCGTCTGGAGGGCACCTAGGGCCGTTACGATGGCATCCTGGCGGGCGGAGGTAGCTGCGCCTTCCGCGAGAGGCACGGAGATAACCTCAACGCCCATAGACTCGCTCGGGGCAACGGTAAGCGGGCCACCGAGAATCCCCGCCAGGTTGTTGAGCGCCGAAAGGATCGAATCCTGCTTTGCAGCGGTGGCCTGCCCCTCCACCGGAGGGAGAGTTTCGTTAGTAACTTCAGAGGTCGAGTGAACGCTGGCCTGAATAACCGCAATGAGGTTTTCCAGTGCCTCTACGATCTCATCCTGCTTGTAGTCGGTGGCAAGCCCGGTTGGGTCGAATCCTCCGTCTACTTGCTGGATCGTAACGCCCGCTTTATACGGCTTTCCGCTGTCGGGGTCTACGAGGATGATTCCGTCAAGGGGATAGGCTTGTGGCCGGGAAAATTCACCGTGGGGGACTTTAGGCATTTCTTCTCCGTGTTAGAGGTTTCTCATCTTTGGCGGGTACGGAAAAACCCCTACCTCCCGAATAGAAAGTAGGGGCTTTCCGCTGTAAACGTGTGGTTAGCTCTTCAGCGCCGTGATGAGTGCATTGAGCCGAGACTTCAGGGCGTTTGCCAGGGTTGCAGCCGAAGCGGCGTCCGTCGCATCCGGGGTTGCCACCGTAGCGATACCCTGAACAGCCTCCGACGCAGGCACATCGCCCACGATGACAAGCGGCTCAGGTGCGTATGCGCCCGTGTAGTCGATCTCGTCTACGTGCGTGAGGGAGACCGGCTTAGCCATAAGTTTGTCCTTTCGAAAGTCTTATTACAAGTCTATCAGATAAGGTGTTTCCAGGAGATCCCTTTAACCGCGTCATTGATTGCCTGAACGCTTACGCCAAACTCTCGCGCGAATTTAGTTAGTTCCCCGTAAGCCCCCGTGTAACGAGACCGCATATCAATTACATCATGTTCCGTTAGAATCGATCCGTAGTGGTTTTCACCCCGCATCATTTCTGAAATGTCGGGCCGCGGCTTACCGCGGAAGAAACCACCTGTACCGCCAGGCGAGAGGTTCAGCAACCCAGCCTTTTCCGTGATGTGACGAACCTCGCAATCGTCAAGTGACTCCCCCGGGTAGGGTACACCAATCAGGTTAATTCGAATGTTTGAGGGTCCGTGCTTCCTCATCCACGCGTACAGCGGGGTCAAAGTCCCATAGTTAGCATGACTTCGATGATTTGTGAGTCGGGTTTTAAGTCCCTGGATCGTCTGGCCCACATAGCGAATATTGGCTGCCTCGGTCTCGTCTGGGCATACGCAGTAGAGCCCGTAGACCTTGTCCTTTGCTTCCATCACATTAGGCTAACACACCAAAACCCCCGGATAGCAAAATCCCGGGGGCTAAGGTGGGCTGGGTCTAACTTACGCGACTCCAGAACCATCGCTGTGGACGATGGCATCCTCGGAGAAGAGCGCAGCATTAGTGAACTGCCTAAACTTCAGGTCGATGCTGTCGTTGTCGAACGAGTACGCCTGGAAGGGGCTGTTCGATGCGCCCCCGGCAATCGGGGCACCGTTCCAGTTGGAAACGTAGACCTCGGGGGCGGTGTAACCGGCAAGTTCAACGCGAACAATCGCGGGGATCTCAACGGAACCGGCCTCGGGGACGAGGTACCACGAGTCGTCCGCAACGAATTCCGACTCGATAACGCCCGAGATGCGACCCAGGGAGTCGCCCGGGAGGTTCGCGGCGTTGTAAACGATGGAGCCGTTCTGGATGGTAGCGATACCGCGAGCAAGCGCGATGGCGAACTCAACATCCTGGCCGGTACCAATCGGGACAACCAGACGGAAGCGAGCCGGGACCGGGACGCGGTTGCCCTCGGCGTCGGTACGCTGACCGATCTGACGGATAGCCAGGCGAAGGGCCGCAGCCGAAATCGGGGCGTTAGCGGGAACCGCGTCACCCGTGATGGGGTCAACACCCGCGTCAAGCTCGGAAGCCGCAGTCACGCCCTCGGTCAGCGCGCGAATAACCACGTACTGATCGGTCTTGGTGCCCACGCGAAGCATGTCGTTCGGGAAGCGGTTAACGAGGCCGTACGGGTCGTTCACACCACGCTCAAGCGACCAACCGACCTTGAAACCACGCTTCTGAACCGCGAGCGAGGTGTCAACCTGCGTGTATCCGTAAGCGTACTGGTAGGTGTCCAGTTCCGCAACCAGAGGCGCGATGCGCTGGCCGTCGTTGTCCTTACCGTGCTCCAGGTTGGCGAAGTTGGTCTTCAGTGCAAAGAACTGGATCGGGTTGAAGTCCGGAACGGTCTCGGTCGTGACGATGGGGTCGAAGTCCGGGGTGATCTCGTCGTACTGCGGGAGGTTCCGCAGGTTGACAAGAGCCGCGAAAGCGTGCGGGGCGTCGGAGGTCGAAAGCGTCTCACGGAGGTCCGTGCGAGCCCGCTCACCAGCGTAGCCACCAAGCTTAGCGCCCGCGATCATCTCAGCCATCGCCTGAGCCTTGCGCTCATTGACGAACGGGCTGACAGTCAGGCGACCGCCGCAAGTCAGGTCAAGTGCCATTAGATGACCGCTCCAATCAGAACGGGAGCGACGCCGCCGACAATAACGCCGTCGTCAATAACTCCGATAAACGTGTTGTTGGTTGCCGTGAGGCTGTAGGTACCGTTAGCTGCCCGGTAGACCTCGGTGCCCTCATCTGTACCCGCGCCGCCAGAGCCCGTGTCGCCGTTGGTCACGCCAGCAACCGTCAGAAGCCACGAACCGTCAACTGCAACAGTGGCCGAACCGGGCTTGTTGCCGACGCCGCCGTTCGGGACGGTGCCACCCGTAACACCGGGGATACCGGCTGCACGAGTCGAGTCACCACGGGCGGTAAGCGTAACGCCCACCTGGCCGGACTGCGCGTTGATGACAACGGTGCCCGCCTGTGTACCACTCGGGACAGCCCACTCGCGGGTCTTCGCCTCAGTGTACTTCTTGTACATATTCGTAGCCATCAGCCAAACACCTTTCCAAGATCGGCGGCGGACTCATACTTACGAGCGCCGAAATCGCGACCCTGGGCACCCTCGGAAATACGGTCAGC